ATTTAATATAGTACGATGCGATTATAAAGTGGCAGTTAGCAAAAAGACTTCAACTCTTGATTTCTTGCTAATATCTACACTTTTATTATCTACAATTAATTTTTTATTGGCATTAATAAAACATATAAAATAAAATCATGGATACAGAAAAAGAAGATTTAATAGATAAATATGTTATGAGAGCGGCTTGGAAAAAAGATAAAAACGCTCAATTAATCAACGCACATAATAAGAGCATATATGATGTTTTGGAAACCATTATTAAAATGAAACCTATTTACAAAGACGTATCTTATAAAGAGGGTTATGAAGATTGCCTGTACCTATTAAAAAAAGCGATCCGTAAGATTGAAGAACCTAATTATGCTATTATAATACGGGAGCAGGCAAAAACAATTTTAAATTTAACTAATAAACTTAAACTGAAATGAAAATAATACTAATCATAGCCTTACTTCTTTGTAGCATTGGAGTAAAGGCGCAAAAGATTAAACCCACAGAGGGTACCGGGGCATCTATAGCCACTACAACAACGAACTTTATTAATGGTAGTTATCCATCTATACACAGCACACTTGATACCGTGCAGGTATTGGCATATTGTTTAATTGATGCCGATACACCAACTTTTATATGGCTTAAGGCTTATGCCATTTATGGATTGGATTATCCTTATGTAAACTTCAACGGGATTATGATTTATAAAAAGTATTTAACACTTCATGGCAAAGAGCCATTCCCATTTAAAGTAGTATACGCAATCACCAAACCATGAAAAACATACTCCTTTTACTGCTATTTCCTATTTTAATAGCGATAGCCATTTATGAAGAACGCAAACAAAAAAGATATGAGAGAAATAAAATTTAGAGCATGGAGTGAATTTAATGGAATTAAGCAAATGCTATATTCTAATACACCAAAACAAAACTACAGGATAACGCCATTCGGAATTTTTGCATCTGATAAGCATAATTATCAATATTTATCATATACACTATTTGGGGAAAATTATCCTATAATGCAATTCACCGGGCTTAAAGATAAAAACGGAGTTGAAATATATGAGGGTGATATAGTAGGTAGAGGACGCGGAGAAATATTCTTTGATACAAAACGCGCTCAATTCAGAGTTAGGTGGCACGATACAATTTGGCTAAATGTTCGTGGGAATAACCAAATGTATCAAGACGGCGAACCTATTTTTGGAAATCATGAAATTGTATTTGAAGTCATCGGAAACATATATCAAAATCCTGAATTATTATGAAAACTAAAAACAAAAGAACGTTAAAGCAACTTGGACTTGCTGTCATCTTATTAGGCGGGTTAATCGCTGGCTATTGTAAGTGGGTGCATAAGGATACGTTTAATCCTATAATTGAGCATAGTGAGATCAAATGACCATCCCCATGAAACGCTACATCAACCGTCCTGTCATCAAGATAGGCGATATGGTGCATGTTACTTATGGCGACTGTATTTACTATGGAATGACAGGAAAAGTTTTAGACACAGGCACAAAAAAGTGCTTAGTCCAGTTGGGGTCTATGGAATTTTACTTCTGTTTTTATGAGGTGGAGATTATCCCTTTGTTTGATCTATCTGAACATTGTCCGCATTCTGAATGGTAGGATTGTTGGAGGCGTTAGTTGCCATTGTGGCAATAGCGTCGTCTTTACTTGCAGATGACTTTGAAGAACCAAAATAAAACGTACCAATAAGAAACATTAAATCGAACAGGCGATTATCAACAGTTTCCGATACTTTGCCAAATACAATAATTAACCCCCCACCTATAAGGATAGTGAAAGCTAAATAAGCCTGGGTTTTAGTGGAATGAAGAAAATCTATTATTGATTTCATAATTTATTGTAATGATGCCCATATTTTGTTATAATAACCAGCTATTAAAGCAGCCTTATCATGCCCGTTTACTATTTCTCTTGCTTCGATAGGATCTGTTTCTAATTTGTTAAAAGCATCAATTAAACGGATGCCGGTAAACATTCCTTTTTGCATACCTATAACGATAATTTCCGCAGCTATATCTGTTTGCAATGCCAGTTCAGGTCTATTAACTAAATCAACTCCTAATAGTCGTGCAAAAGCTGCATAATTTGACTTCCAAGTTATCTGAACAAATCCACGACCGTAATACAGCTTATTAGGCGTTGTGTAAGCCACTCTTTTGTTTGGGCCTTTGCCTATATCCAACATCTTACCATAAGGCAACCCTGCGCCTTTACCGTGTTCCTCAATAGGTGTTAATCCGCTTTCATGTTGAGCCGTTGCCAATATGTAAGCGATGTGTCGGGTATCTGATATTAAATGCTTTTCACAGCTATCTAAAATGGCGTTAATGCTATCCACTTGTTTCTGTGATAGTTTACCCCGGTTCATTTCTCGGAGTGTCGTAAATAGCTTGTCTTTATTCATTAAAAAGCCGTTATCAAGTTAATGTAACGGCTAATCATTTTAGAATACCTGCCAGTTATTTAGAAAGGCTTTGAGGCTATCGTATTTACATAGCCCAGTCATATTTTCACGCATAATCCAAACTGCGTTATCTTTGACTGTAAATTCTAATTTGTAATTTTCACCGTTTTCATAGCCCAAACTATTTGAGCCTTTGAACTTTGCTTTAATTTTCATTCGCTTAGTTTATTTATGTAAATATAATAATTTTATTTATCATAATAAAATGCCACCAAAATACCAACAATCAAGAGTATAACCGCAATTATAGCTATTAACCAGTTGCCTGTACGGCGTTGGCGGCGGTACTCTCGGTAGCTTATGGGCGTCATAGTCAAATATAAAAATAAATTTGTGAATATAAAATAGGTTGTTTATAATTGTGAACTGGCAATAGTGCCGGTGATAAATAACCACAAGAATGAATAATAAAGCAGTAGCCATAGTAGGCGGCGGCGATCAAAGCAATCGTAAAGAATTAGATCACTATCCTACTCCAAAAGAAGCCACAAAAGCTTTAATGAATTTTCTCCACAATGATTTAACTTTTTACTTTACTAAAGATGAGTGCAAGCGTATATGGGAACCCGCATGTGGAGAAGGGTTTATATCGGAAGTTATAAAAAAGTATGGACATAATGTTTATAGTTCAGATGTTAAAACTGATTATGGTAATGTGTTAGACTTCTTTGAACATTCTTTCCCAAAAGATCCCAAACGAGGTATATTTGATGCAGTTATTACAAACCCGCCATTTAATTTAGCTGAACAATTTATAACAGAATCCTTAAAGGTTGCTCCAATCGTTTGCATGCTACTAAAAACACAATATTGGCATGCAAAAAGTAGATATGAACTATTTATGAAAAGCAAGCCAGCTTATATTTTGCCGCTTACATGGCGACCAGACTTTATGGAGCATACCCGTATAAATGGTGAAAAAGGATCGCCTACAATGGACGTAAGCTGGGTGGTGTGGATAGGTAAATCAGACTTTTGTCAATATAAACCTTTGCTTAAGCCGCTTAAAAAAGCTGATTAGGTCTGTGGTTATTCCTAATCTTCAACCCCATTCCGACTTTATCGGGTGGGGTTTATTTGTATACCAATCTGTGTAGTAAAATGACAATCCATCTATTTATATTTACTTTATGAAAGCATACACATTCAATGAAGTGTCCGACATATTAGACGGAGTTAACTGCGTCGAGGACATAAAAGCGGTAGAAGATTATTTATATAGTCACTTAATACATTATACTAAATCGGACGTAATACTAATATTTAAGAGTTTGGAGGTATTGAAAATGATATGGGCTTAGTTATGATTGGTGTTGCCCTCTATTCTATTCAGTTTGTCGTCAATGCGCTCAAACTTGGCATCCGTTTCTACGCCTCTTAGCTGCTGCTTATATTTAACGCTGTCAATAGCGGATCTAAACTCATATCGCATACTCTTAACATCGCCTTTTATTTCGGTCACTTCGCTTTTAAGCGAGTTAAATCCCATTATAATAGACGTAGTAATACTAATTACTCCTACTAATATAGAGCCAAGTAGCTTCCATGTAAGCCCCTTTATGAACTTATTTTGTATCTCTGTTTCCACTATTGTCATAACCAAGTTGAGTTTCTAAATATAGTATTTTTGCTTCGAGCATGATTATTTTGGTATCCTTTGCATTTATTTCACTGGTTAATTTATTTCGTTCTTTTGAGTATAATATAATTGACCGCAAATTTAATGCCCCAAATATGCCGCTGATGATAAGCCAAAAATTATAGAGCATGGATGTTATATTATCATTGTTCATACATTGCATAAATATAGAATAACAAAGTAGCGGAAACAAATATTGATGCCTGTATATTATGATTATATATCCAATAAGGCGAAGAAAAAATGCAAAGTATGTAGTAAAAAAATATGATGCTTATCATAAAGGACAGATACTTTATGCTGAGTGCTTCAATTTTGTCCAGTTTAATATGCGAAGTGGTAGCCCATATTTTAAACAGGCTACCAAATACGGCGATAGGTACTATATTAAAAACCACCTGACTTAATCTACTCCAATTGCCAAACATCATGTGCAAAACGATATAGGCCGGATATAAATGGCAAAGAATTATAATGTACACTCGCCTCATTTTATGGGTGTGTTGGATCTGGAGGAAGCGGATCATTAGGAATGCATTTGCTTCCGTCCCAGTGGTTGCCTGCGCCGCAATCAGGAACTAACTTAGTATCTTCCTCGTCCTTATCAAATAAATCGGTGATTATCTGAACGACACATTCTAAGGCATGTTCTTTAAATTGATCTTTTGCAGCTTTGATTAAAGGCTTTAATACTACTGAAAAGATAGCTGAAAAGATGTTGAGTTTTAATTGTCTGTTTTCCATTATTTTTAATATTTAGTTATGATTACTCCTGCGTTATATGAAATAAATGTAGGTATACCCCCTACATTATTTGTTGCTACTATGATATTTGTACCTCCCTGCGCCCGTAAAACAATGGGCTGAAATGGATGGTCTATTGCGGTACTTAATGTTGAACTGGTTGTGCCGGGAGCGTAAAAATCAACCGATTGTCCTACACCGTTTAAATCTGTATAACTGATTAAGTATTTTATCCCTGAACTTGAACCCAGTGTTATAGCGTTTATATTAACGTAACCGCCTATGCTGAATGTACCGGTTGTTGTTACTGCATAAGAGGTTATAACAGATGAACCGGTTGCAAGTGTAGCGGAGTTTACTTGCGTTATAGCCGGAATGTTTGCATCCACATATCCTTTATTAGCCGCTTGTGTCGATGTTGTTGGTGTTGGTACAATAGGGCTTACGGCAAACGTTTTAACACCGCTGGATATAGTTTGCGAAGTAGTAAGGTCTAACCCAGTTATATTAGTTAAATAGCCAGCATCATTAGTAAATGCACTTACTGCTGTTGGTGCGCCTGTTAATTTAGAGTAGGCTAAAGATGTTATCCATGATGGGTTGCTATAGCTGCCAGTATTGTAAAGTCCGTTAGTAACTGTAGTAGCGTTTGTTGCACTCGTTGCATTGCCATTGAACGCAGTAGCCGTAACAGGTACAGTAAAGTTAGCACCACTTGAATTGATAGCATATAGATTAGCCCATGAAGATCCGTTCCAATAGTTATTTGTGATAGCCGTGCCGCCTGCATTACTACCCCATTGAAATTCCGGCACACCGTTTCTATAGCTTGTTGCTCCTATAAACGGGCCGCTATTAATTGCTGATACCTTAACGTTGCCAAATGAAGCATCACCGGCAATTAAGGTACCTCCATAAGATGAATTAACAAACGTTTGCCCGGCAACCTGTCCGCTAAAATTAGCTGTAGTGCCAGTTATGCCCCCTGTAAGCGTTCCGCCTGAAAGTTGTAAATACCTTGCATCACCTAAAGTATTATTAATATAGTCCGCACCTGGGGTTGCTGCTATTATATTTCCACTGGCATCAAACTTTGCAAGTGAGCCGCTTGTAAATGTGCCTGACTTAAATAGGGTAGCTTTTTCAGTTCCGTTAATGTCATTAATTGGCGTACTTGTGTTTAAGTTTGGCGAATAGCCTAACCAATTTACTCCTTGCGAGGAAAAAGATATTAGGTTTTTTCCACTCTCATTAAACACACCAGTAGTTTCATTAAAATATAAATCAGGCTCAACAAAGGCGATGGCTGAAGCTGAACCAAATTTAGATAGGCGTTTATATAATCCGATTAATATTTGTGAATTTACAGCATCATCTCTATATAAAAATTTTGGAAAAGGTAAAATAGATGCACCATATTCAGAAAAATAAGTAAACTTAGGGTTGTATGTCGCCTGCCTGATAGCGTAATCAGAAAGACCAGCACCCGCTTCTGTATCCATATAAAGCCAAAATTCACCGCTACCACCGCTTACTGAAATTGCAGATCCTCCGGGAGTTAATGAAAGCTTAAAATTAAAGGCATTTAATGAAACGAAATAATAACGCTGCCCATCTGTTAATCCAGTTGGTAATGTTACACCTGTAGGCTTGTATACAATAACACTTTGGTTATTAGATACACCTGTTAATAGTTGCGAATAACCCTGTGCTGGCTGAAATGTGTTGCCGCCCGTAATTAAAGCAGGGGTTACACTAAAAGCACCCGGATAAACGGATGGGCAATACCAATCGCAAATAGTATTGTCATTAAAAAACCCTTGACCAACTTGATATTGGACACCGCCCGTATTTAATATTACTGGTCTAAGCGGGTCTGCTGTTTTAATTGCAGTATAAGCCAATCGTTCAAATACTTTATAACCTGCAAACATAACACCGTGATGATATGCAGTACCCGTTACTTTACTAACCCCTGAATAATCATAAGACCATGTTGGATAACCTTCATCCCCTATTTCCCATCCTATTATATTTTCATAAGTTTTATACCTATTAACTACTGTAGTAAACAAGGATAGAAACCCATTTTGTACATCTGTATCTGTATCCAAAAACTCATAAGTACCCTGTGTGCTTAGTGTTGAACTTGGGTTTCCAATACCGTCGCCAAAACCAGCGCCTAATAATACGTGAACCTTTAAGCCGTATTCCCGCAACTTTTTAAATATCCAATCCATTTTATAAGTTTTGGAAGGGTCTAATCCATTAGGCACATTTGCGGTTGTTCTTGCTACATATTGACTTGTTAAATTCCCGTTTGGAACACTCGTTCTTTTTGTTGGGCTATTTTTAATTGTATAGGCTGCGAACATATCCGCTGAAAGCCACAGTCTTACAAGCCCTCCTAATTTTCTACTATTGCTTATTATTTTCTCCTGTTTAGCTTCATCCCAACTGTTTATCCATCTTGCAACCTGTATCGTTCCACCAGTTGCCGGAATACCTTTAGCTATGTCTATATTAGTATATGATGCCTCTTTAACTAACAACTCTGTTATATAGGTATATGCACCTGTTACTAAAGCGTTGGCATAAGCACGTGAAAATTTAATATTAAATGTAGATGCCCCGTTTGGGTTGAAATAGTAATAAACTCTTTCAGGTTTAGCAGGGTCTATATTATAGTAAAGGCTTGTAAATTCTTCATTATTAACATTAACCTGATTAAACAAGCCACCTATTAAAAAAGATATTTCTAATACGGAGTTTCTACTTTCTGCCGGGACAGATATAGTTGCGGTTAATGTTCCTGTATTTCCTGTAGCACCTGCTGTCCCGTTATCTATGCGAACCCAGTTTTTACCTGACATAGAAACAACGCTATATAATGGGTTTGCGGAGGCATCCGTTAAATTTGCTGCTGTCCATCCAGTTATATCACCTGTAGTAAATGCAGAATTAACGGTCATAAAGTTCCCTGTGGTAGTATACGGTGTTTGACTGTATTTTCTTTTCTGTCCCGGTATCGTAGTGTACTGGGAAGAAATCCCGCTTTTAGTATTAACTAAAGAGGTGTCTGCTTTAAATGATAAAGCATCCTGTACAGCTTTTACACTTGGGTATGAAGTAGTGCTTCCCGATATGGTATTTGTTTTGTTGGATAGGCTTTCAAACATACCCCTGCCATACTTTGACGTTAATAACAAATCATACTTGCCCAGTATAGGGTTATAAATATAAGTGGTTCTATAACCATTGTAGCTATTATACCTGAATTGTGGTACTATGGGCGATGATGTTCCCGGTACTGTATCCCGACTGTCTGGCACTTGCTGTGCTGCTGCAAATATCGGTAGGAAAAGGAGTAGGAATAATGTCTTTCTCATTGGCATTAAAGATAAATATAAGAGAGCGAAAAATAAAATAAAATAAATGTTGCAAGTGTGAAATATGTGTTGTATCTTTGGTGTAACGAGAAGAAAAGATTATGAAAACTAAATCCTACATAATAGATGAAAGCAGAAGCACCTTAACAAGTGCAGATCCTTTTAGTGACCCTTTTATTAAAATAAAATACGGTGAATGGAATGATTTCCTTGACACTATTTTGTCTAAATCACAACGTGATAGGTTTTATGATAATTCAATAAAGTTTCAGATATCAGATAAAAAGATAGCGAAAGCTATAGAAAGGTTTGGTCGCTGTGATAATTAACCGTTCATGGGCAATGCCCAACAGCAACACATTTGGTATTAAGCCTATAGGCGAACTTATAAACCGATATATAAAACAGGATCAATACAGCATTGACCCTTTCGCAAATAAGAACCGTATAGCGCAAATATGCAACGACCTAAACCCTGAATATAAAACACAGTATTGTATGGATGCAATTGACTTTCTGCATATACACCATGACGCACATGTTGATTTAGTTTTATATGACCCTCCATATAGCCCTCGGCAAGTAAGCGAGTGTTATAAATCATTAGGTAAAACTGTTAACATGCAAACTACACAGGCAAGTTACTGGAGTAATCAAAAATCAGAGATAGGGCGTATAGTAAAAACGGGCGGGGTTGTTATTACATGCGGGTGGAACAGCGGTGGTATTGGTAAAAAATACGGATTTGAAATAGTAGAAATATTAATTGTCGCTCACGGTGGGTGGCATAATGACACAATTATAACAGTAGAAAGAAAAATACAAAGTAAATTATTTTGACATGACCACAACAGAACTATTCAAAAAAATCAGCGCAACTGCTGAATTTAAAGACATTAAAGGAAGCCGTGTATTAAAGCACAGACATAATAATGGCGCTTTAAGCAGCGATATGTATAACAAAATATTCGCCTCATTTGGCTATGTAAAGCCGGATAACTGGGTAAAGAAAAAATAATTCATTATTTATTTGGATGTTACGAATATGTAACTTATCTTTACATCATCAAACACAAACAAAATGGAAAAGCTACTAAAATTACAATTCTCAAAAACATTCGTCATCACAGCATCAATTGTATTAATCGCTGTATTGTTTTTTATATTATCTAACGGAGGCCAAAACAAATTTTAACCATGAAAACAGCACAAATTGACATCCTGAACATCACAGAGAAAAAAGGTGTATTTACGGTTCAGTACTGGGACGAAGCGCATGAAGGCGAAAACAATGTGACTATGCAGATTAGTGAAGAAGCATTGTTGAACCATGTGGAAACCAATTTCTTTAGCTATGACTACAATTGGAATACATATTCTTACCTGCAAGAAAATTTAGACGAAGTTATATTAGATTACATACAAGCAAATTCATAAGCCATGACATACCGCCAATTATCCAAAATGGCAGATACAGCCATTGAATTAGAGAAAAAAGCTATTAAAAAGAATGATATGGAAAATGCGCACAGGTGGCATTTAGTGTGGGCAATAATAGCAAAAGCTAAAATCAGTAACATTAAAAATGGGGGAGCGTACTGATGAATGAGGCACAAGAAGAATTTTATGACGAGCTTTTAAACACAATTAAAATGCTTGTTAAAAAGGTGTCGGATGTTTCAGACAGAGTAACCTTACTTGAACGTGAAAACAAGTTTTTGAAAAGTAAAATTAACAGATTAGAAAATATAAAATGAAAAAACAACCCCACCTAACCACGCAACCTTGTTAAAGAAAACCAAAAGCTAAGAGAAGATTTAAAAAGAGCTCAGGTATTTTGCCTGAGGTTGCTATTGGCAGATAATCAACAAAAAACAGAAACTAATCTATCGTTTAAAGATACTGGATTAGTCGACTACGGTGAAGATTGGGAGAAAATATTACCCTATTTCTTTTTCAACTTTTACCCTAATTCAAACGCTAACGTTGATTTAAAAACAGGTGAAAGACAATCTGATTTTTCAATAACTATTAAGGATCAAGCTAAGGATATAGAGAACGCATTAAGATTAGCGGCTCGTTTCTTAGATAGCGAAAATAAACTAACAAGTGCTGATAGAGATATTATGCAGGCGTGGCAGATAATTAAAAATGTCTTAAATGAAGATATTGAACCACTTGTAAGTAGATTTTAACTAACACTAATAATTAAGTAATATGAAAAGAGAAATAAAGTTTAGAGCGTGGCATCACACCAATAATGTTATGCACCCATTCGTACACGCACTTGGGGATTTTAACGAAATGATATGCAGGGATACATACAATGTTATGCAATTCACCGGCCTTAAAGATAAACATAGTGTTGAAATTTATGAGGGTGATATTGTTAAATCATACAGCATTGATGAAGGTGAACTAATCGACACTGTTGCTTACGAGAAAGGCTGTTTTGTGCTTAAAAACCCAAATAAGTTGTCGTGGCAATTAGGCGACTATAAATCGGACTATTTAGAAGTCATCGGCAACATCTACCAAAACCCTGAATTGCTCACCCCTCTCATTTAACAACAAAAAAATTTAGAAGATGAACGTGAATATAGCGAGTACAATAATAACCGACAAGGTAAGGGTTAGCAGTGCTATTATATATTATAACGAGTGGTTTGGTGAATACTACCAATATGAAACATGGATATTTAGCAAAGATGAACGCATTAAATCACGTATGAAAATATATGGCACTTCAACTTGTGGCAATAATGCTAAATTGATTGAACGGGCTACTGCTTTACACAATCGTTTATCTGAAATATTAACCAATAAGCTTAACCCTTTAACCGAAATAGAAAATAAGATATGAACTTTAAAATAATTGAAACAGAAAGCCAATTTCCAGATGTGTTGCTATATCGTGACAGGGATAGTAACGGTACTGAACTGGTGAACATATTAGCAATTGGTACTTTAGAAGATAGTGATGATTCTTTTGCCTCTGAAACAGCTTCATTCGATTCACATGAAAGTGCAATTGATTTTATCAGATATTATACAAAGCACTCGGCTAACTCATTTTGTAAACGTCAAGGCATTAAGTTTTAACAAATCAATAGAAAAGTAAGAAGATGGAAAACGAAAAGGATATGTACTACTGCCTTAGCGATAACGCTGATTTGGGCGGGTTGTATTTAGCAAGCATGCGTGAGGTATCAGAACATATTGAAATGGACTTAGGCGATATTGAACCGTCTGACAGAGAGAATGTAGAATACAAAATCAGCATTGTGTTTATGACCGAAGAAGAGTTTAGTAATTTACCTGAATACAACGGTTAATATTATCTACAATGGAAGAAACAGATATAAAAGACAGAGGATTGTCTGTGGCAAGTATTCAATATGATGATGGTGATATATATATTAGGAAATATGATGACTGTGTGTTGATTAATACCCCGCAAGCAAAAGAACTTATAAAAATATTAACAGAGTTCATTAACCTAACCCCAGCCAAATGAAAACGAACGGAGAATGGAGCGGCCCCCACTTGCTGCCAAAAAAAAGTGGTGAATACTTGGTATTTTGCGGATGGGATAGATATAGTGCGTTCAGGAAGGTAGCCTATTTCAGTAAGCCATTAAATAAGTGGCATACAAGTTATAATGTATATGCTTGGACTGAATTAATAGATGAGCCTGAAAACTTACAAGCCCTCACCACCACCGATAAAATATAAGAAAGATTATGAAAGAGAATAAATTTAAAATTGGCGATAAGGTTAAAACTAATTGGTTTCCAAGCACTAAATATATATCACACGTTATGGATATGGATTTAAGTGTAGATGGGAAAATAACCCGAATTTACGGGGATGCCTACGAGGTTAATAATTGGTGGTGGCCTGAAGATGCTTTAGAATTTTTTAACCCGCCTCAACAGGCTTAACACCAATAAGGAAAGATGACAGCTAACCGAAAATATCAAAAGGAAAGAGCGAACAAGATGCGTCGGTATGTTGGAAAGGCAGTGTGTGAAGCTTGGATATGCCTACACCATGCACCAGATCATTATTTAAGATATGAAATTGAACATAAACAATTAGAATTAATATGAATTACTACAAAGAACAATTATCCGAGGATGGTTTATTAAAAACAACATGGTCATTTATGATGTTTGAAAATTTTGAAAATATAACTTTCATCTTAAATGGGTATACCCAGCAAGTGAAGGCATCTAAAAGGCATATAAATTTTGAGGTGCTAACTCGCTATGATAGACTTTCGAAGCGTGACAGTAATGTATCAGAAAACGAAGTTCCTATACCTGAATTTATATTAAATGAAATTAGAGATCATGTAAATAACTCACTATCTGTTAAGAGGTGGTCTGAATATAAGCGATAAGCAGCTTTGATTTTACGGCTTCACCCAAACAACCCCTGCAACACCAGTAATACCAGTCCCGCTTCCGTCATCATTTAGGACAATATTCCATCCTGTTAACGTGCTGCCTGAAAATACCTGTGTTATAGCCGGATAGAAACGCTGTCCGGCTTCCCAGTAAATGAGGTCGGCTGATTCAGGGAATCCTGCGGGTAATGCAATGAATTGCGATATAGCAGAACCTGAAGCATAAGTATGTTTAACAGGGGCTAAATTTAAAGACGGATTCCAAAAAGGCAAGGAGTTCCAAGCGGTAACACCATCCCCCATTTTATAACGCAATACAGTAGTATCATATCCTAATACCCTATCAGGCAATATTGGATTGCTTGCTACCCATTCAGCCGATGTATAACTGTTTTCTAAAATTCTTGCGTCAACTGTTATCATGCTGGCATAATTATTAAATCAGGATTAGCGTAACCCCTGCAATCTAAAGTATCAAATCTTAAAACATTATATGACCCCGGTGCCGGTATAATTGCTACTATAGCGCCAAACTGGTCATAAATAATTACTGTATTAGTCGGTAAAGGAATATCACCATTTGTAAAAGTAGGTATCAGATCCCCATCGCCCTGTAATGTCGTGTTAAATGATGATACGGCGTTATCAGGGCTATCCATATCAATAGTTGGTACTAACACCGTTCCTCTATATTCAACATCGTTAGAGCTAAACAAAAACTGTAATTTTCGGCTTTCTAAAACTGCCTGCTGAAATTCCTGAACATTTATAGCGTGTGTACTAAATTCTGTATTAGTATCAGGAATATCAATATTGGTTGGCGCTGCTCCAACGGTAGTATACCAACTATATTCATAGCTTGCGCCCGGCTGTATGACGCCCGATTTTACAAAAGTTGCTACGGGTGTCATTGGCAAAGAAGAACGATATATAATTTCGCCGTTCTTTGTAACAATGCCTACTAAAATACCATTAGGCTCTGAACTTGCATTTTGGATAATAAACTCAATGGAATATGGTAGGCCATATACGCCTGCCATTACAGGCGTTGTACCCGTACCGTATAAGTCATCTATTACAACACCGTTTATTTTGAATTGACTGGCTGCATCTAAATAAGGCGTAACGCTTTCTACCGATGAACCTTGAAATGTAGCGTCTAAGGGCGTTACATCAATGAATGAAGTTAACCCGCTTACTGATAGGCTATAATTATATTTACCGCTATATTCATATCTGCTGCCTTTGCCACCGTCTTTTGTTGTAGTTGGCAGTAAGTCGCCTGATATATTTAGTTTGCAATCCTTAGTCGTGCAAATGGCCTTATTAACACCGTTAATTACAGTGTATAAAATCAGATCATTACCCTTTATAACTTCGTTTGCCATTATGACGCTAATATAATTAATTATTTACATTCTTTCGTGCCGATTTTTCATAGATAGCACGATAGGTGTATTGTGCCTGTATATCTTCGTCACTCACTTCATATAAAGTTAGCTTTCCAATACCCATACGGCAATCTAACTCTAAACTCATAGGCATGAATATTTTATTCTCGTAAAAGCGTAATTTAAACATACTATAAAACTGCACATAATCAGATTTAAAGTCGCCTTCATAAATATACATTGGCCTACCGTAATTGCGGGCTATGGAACGAACTATTGCTGCGGGTAACCTATCCTGCGAGTCAAGCGTTTTTAATGCGTAGTTCCATTTGTTTTGCACTAAGCCGTCTATGTATGGCAATTGCGTAAATATATTACCGGCTATACGTTTGTTATTAGGATAGGTAAAGAAGTCTAAACTAAGTTCCTTTGTATTGGCTTGCGGTATGCCATTAATGGAATTAACCGAATGCGTTTCGCCTGTTTGTTTAGAGTAGGCTTCATTGGCGTCGTTGATAGATAACTCAAATATATCATAGTCAATTATCATATTCATCCCTACACCCGTAAAGTCATTATTAGGGTTTAAATTTTGTGGAGCATTTAGCCATACATTTAAATAGCCTAATCCATCCTCAGGGAAAGCCGTTGTTGATTGTGAGTAGCTATTCCATGCAATATAGTCAGTAACTCTTTGTTTACTATTCGAAAATATGGAAGCTGTATATGGAATCCATTTCGGTATACCGTCCTCGAAATTAGCGCCCTCTGCAAATATATATACGTTTCCACTTGACTGTACTTTAAATATTACTCTGTACGCTATTGTTATATTATCATCGTCAGGCAACGGAGGGTGGTTACCCTCTCTCCATTTTATTGATATATTTGCAACCTTGTTAGGCTGGTCAATATAATACCCTGCATCAAGTAATTCTACATATTGTAATGAAAGTTCATTTATCCATTGCAATCTAAATACCCATTCGCCTTCATAGGCTTCCAGTGTGTTATGTAGATATGCATTAAGTGTAGATCCATGAACACCCCAATTAATAGGTAATTCCCCCTCAACCGCTCCTACCTCAAATGAAGGATTAGTATACAATAAAGCCAATAAATCAAAGTCAACCTTCCCCTTTATATTGTAGGCCTTATCATAATTCAATGGCTGAACTGGATTGGTAGGTTTAATAGGCCAGTCAAACCCTACCTGATTTAATACCGGCTGCTCAACTTGATTGCCTATGCCTATTTGGTTAATAGATCCCGTGCCTGAAAAATATAGGTCTAATTCATAAAATGACTTGATATATTCATCTAACTTTAATCCGTTGCCTAAATAAGATAAGTCATTCCAGTTACACAATACAAACTTATCCCGGTGTTGGAGTAAACAAAGTCGCATACCTTTAACTAATTTCTCCAGCGCATCGTATGTTTTAATTGGCTCGCCTTCGCTTGAATATAATATATCAGACCACGTTGCCATGTTTCTCCATATATTGGCGTTGTAGGTGTTATTAAAGCGTAGGGAGGAAGCTATTATAACATCCCCGTAGTTGTACCCCAATTGGTCTAAACATTGCTTAATCAGCCTCATATACTCGGTTAAGCCGTATTGGGGTATTTGGGAAGCGCTATAACCATTTCCCCCTGAACCGTCACCCCATGAATTACCTTTTAACGATGGAATACCGTCTGTAGCCTGCAATGTGTAAGAATAGGGTGCATCCTGATAATAATCCTGCGTTTGATCGGGTAATATCCAACCTTGAAACTCTAATACGCCATTTTTATACAATTCACACTTCCATTGCCGCTCTTGCGCTAAATTAAATTCATCAGTGGCAAATGTTTGGTCGTAATGTAATTGTATGTCAACTGTTTTTACAGCGAAGGCACTTGTTTTATCTTCCTCATTTAGCTTTTGCGATATGTAAATAGGGGTTTCACCTCCTTTTAAGTCAATAGGATAATCAGCTATTAAATAGTTATTGCGCATATCTAATAGCCTACACTCCCATGTTATAGTACCGTCAATGTTAGGCGTTAATAGCCGGTACTTATAATGTGTTTTAGTATTATCAAATGGAGAAACAATGGCAGTTTCCTGTACAGAACACCCGTTTAAATCCTGCGCTTTTATCGTATACGTATCAGGCGCAAGGTTAGTAAAATAACCGGTTGTATTGGATAAATCAACCGATAAATCAGCATTGAATAAATAATAAATAATGCCCCCAAATGAGGACACCGCAAACATATTTACAGAGCCGTTATTAGCGACTATGTCAGTTTCATCGGTTACAGAGTAGCTAACCTCTACAATGTCGCATGCTGGAGGTGTATATCCGCAATATGGTGAGTTTAATTCAAGCGTATAATTAGCATAAGGGATAGCTATTTGCGCTTTGTAAACGTACTTATCAGTACCTAAACAATACGGAGCGCCTACTTGTGTACCGGCCGTTGGAGGTGGCAATGTACCAACATAAGTGCCTATTAAATTATAATTAATATAGGTAGGGTTATCCGTATCGTAATAAACGCTGTATAGATTACCCGATTGTGCGAAACTATATAATGTAACAAACATTAGCTGGTACGCCCTTTCGATTTATTAGCCCGGTCGATTACTAATAGTAAATCAGAGCCTACTATTTTATGTGTTACCGTCATTGCACCGCCCATTCCTGCCCTGTTGTCTACCATTGCATCAAACTTGCTTAAGGGTGCTACTATTTCAGGCTCTTTACCCTCTCCTATCATTGCCAAAGTTGGCTTGGATGCTATACCACCATCTGCTAAGAAATTAAGCCCTGATAGTCCCTTAAATAGCGAACCGAAGCCTGAAGCGCCGGAAGATATACCTAACAATCCACCCACGCCAGTAAATGACAATAATGCAGATAAAGCCGCCGCCGCAAGTGCCGCCGCAACTAATTTGCTGATTAATTGCCCTAAGAATTGCCCCATTGCGCCGACAAAGGATTGAGTACCTTGTATGGCTGATTCGAATGCCCCGGTTAATCCTTGCCCGAATAAGTTATTTACAATGCCTAAATTATTCTTTTCAATTTCCTGCTGGGATAAGAATATTGCTTTCTGATCTATTAACTTGCCATATTGAGCGGTATAGTCAGCTAATATTTTGCTTGCCCCAACCAGTTCGGTTGTATTTGTTATATTGCTTTTTACTACGGGAGCGCCGTTACGATCAATTATGCCTGACCTTGCCGAAAAGTCTGTAGCGCCTAATTCTTCTAATTGCTGCCTTTCTAATCTTAGCTGTTTGGTTTTTGCTATCTTATCATCTAACTGCCCGTTAGTTTTAAAGTTAGCGTCTGATTCGGCTGTGGTTGCTGCACGTGCTAAATCATCGTTACGTTTGGAGAGAATACCTATATCTATTAATATATTTTCCTTTGCAGATAATACCTTATTTAAATTCTCTTGCGCTTGCTGTATAAATTGTGAATCCCCTACTGCTGAACCCTGGCCTCCATAGTTAGTATTGTCTTTAGCAGACGCTTCAAGCCTATTGACAGCCGCTCTTGCCTTTGTTTCGGCTATGGTTAAATCAATTAACTTCTGCCTGTCCTCTAATACCCTGTTAGTATTTTGCCCTATTTTATCTTCATAAGCCTTGGCATAAGCGGCTGATAATATTGCAGAAGATAGTTTATAATAAGCCTCTGTATTTTGCCCTAATAATGTTTGTTCTTTTGCTGTATTAGAAAAGAATTTAGGGTATTTAGTTGACAGTTCATCATAAGCAGCACCACGTTGTTTAAGCGATAAGGTAGTATTTTGAGTAGCGTTGTATAATATGGCTAAGCGTGTTGTTTCCTGCGCTGCCGATTGTTCGCCTTTTAGTTGTGCCTGACGAACGTTATCTAAAGTGGCTACATAATCGTCTGTAGATTTTTTGGTATTGTTTAGCGCCGCATTTGCACGTTGCTGATATTGTGTATATAACACAATTGCAGATGACACAAGCGACAAAGCTAAGCCCAAACCAGCAGGGCCAATTAGTGATCCACCTAAAGCCTTTAACGCAGCTCCGGTTGATCCGCTTTGTTCTTTTAGTCTTTGGAATGATTCTAATAAAGGATTTAAGTTATTCTGTATACCAATAAAACCAAACGGGGCATCCTGTGCAACCCTGCCTAAATTGGTTAATGCGAACGCTGCGGAATTAGAAGCGGGATTGATACCCTTAATAGATTGATTAGCCTTACCTATAGCAGCATCTATTTGCTTGCTACCATCAACGGTGCTCTTTACGGCAGACTTAATATTCTTTTCGTAACCGTCTATATTGGCTCGGAGTTCTGCGGTTAGGGTTACATCTGCCATTATTTGTTATTTAGTTTGGCGTTTATTTCCGCTGCTAATTGTTGTAGCTTTTTAGTATTTATCTTTCTTTTTACCACTGGCTTTTGACCGATTGGCATAAACTCTTCACGTGTTTTTACCGCTGTTTTTGGATCTGAATTAGCCCGGTATATTAACCAGCAAATTTCCCTCGTCCTGTACCATTCAGCGTTTTGGTTCTCTTTTACAACATTGTAATAACCCTGTGACATTATTTCAAAGTCGTATGGGCTTACTTCTGCGTACTGATGAACTGTTAACCCTAATCGACTATATGCAAATTGTCGGATTGCTGCCCAGTCGATGGTCTTTGGTTTAACTCGTCTAACTTTTTTTTTATATTCTCGTTAATTATACCCAGTGATTTACCAAATTTGCTTTCTTGCCAAACCCCACATGCTTTGTTTAATTGAACAACACCTTCATCGCTTGAATATAAATCATCAATAGCGTTTACAAACGTTTCATAGTCCGGATTCGGCTTGCGTTTTAACATGGCATAATTGCAAGCCCCAGCGTACATCGCATCGCATATCATTAACAAATTATTAGCTGATTTTGCGGATTCTTCGGTATAACCCCGTTCTAATTGCGCCCTGACAAATTCTTCAGACGCAATCATACCAAAGGTTAAGCCGATAACGTCGCCATTAACTATTAATTCAGCATTGTTATTCATATTATGCCTCTACTGTGTTTACTGGTTCGCCCTGACCTGTTAAAGTCATTGTCCAGGTTGCCACATCATTATCGGGGAACGATGCAGGCAATGAAGTTATACGTACAGTACCACGAACGATAATATCCTCCGCTAATGGGCCTTTTGCTATCATTGCATCAAACGCCGTTCCCGCTTTCCATAACGCAAAGTAATGATTAAACGATACCGTACCAGTATCTGGTGTGCCCGGTATAATTTGGGCTTCAGCGCCTAAAGACCAGCCTTTTCGGCCGTTTAATGTTGAAGTCCAGTCGCCTGTACATTTAGACGAGGTGTCAATATCATCGCCTGTAGTGTCAAGCGTCACGCTGTTTAAACAAACCGAAGTTACCCATGTTGGTTCGCCTTCTACAACCGGGCCTGTTTTAGTGCTTAATAGGTACTGTGTACCGTTTACTGGTGTATTTGCCATGATTTTATTTTTCTGCTATTGAATGGTTAAATATAGTAAATCTTCTGTATATATTTTGTGTCTTTGTTTTTTCTGATATATTGCTCGATAAATCAATGCGGGAACGATAAACAGAATAATCCTGTAGCTCGAAATTACCAGATGTGTTTAGTAAAATACGCTCTTTCACCTCTTCGTTTATCGCCTCTGCAATTGAATAGCCGCCGTTACTTACTGGGAATATGGTGTAACTATTAACCTGTATCGTATGACGTTCGGCGAAGTTGCATTTTGCGCTTTCGTCTGCGCTATTCTGATTGGAAATGATAATGTAATATTTGGGCGGTTCATTACGGGTATAAGGGGCAACACTATCATTTACTTCGTCGCTATACACAGGGATTTCAAAGCCGTCAATTACAATGCCTTGCAATGTGTTATAGTAGTACGTGCGAAGTTGGGTGGTTGCGTCTTTCATTTAAACTATTGCAAAAAACTCGTCAACTGTCATTTCTATATTGCAAGTCACAGATATTAACACAACATCACTTTTGGGATTTGCTCCCATCACGTTGTTTATAACTAACCCTGTTTGTTGTGGTATCAAATCACCGTTTGGCATGGATAATTGTAAATAACCATTGCTTTTTACAACCTTACATGATTTGTTTTTATTTTTCATTGTTCTGTTTATTACGTGTAATAAATCCTTACCCGATATAATCATTTTACCGCTTTCTCCATTATTTTCTTTAACCGTTGTTCAAATCCTGTAGTATGCCTAACCCATGCCGGGTATAAATAAGGTGCGCTCTTTAATGTCCCCTGCCCATTAATAAAGAACTGCCTTGCTATTGCCTGCCATTCATCGGGCAAAGTAGGTACTAATTGCGCTGCACTTGACCCCGTACCAAACTCAATATATGCACCTATTTTACCAGCGTTAACCTCAATTTGTTGAACCAAGCCGCCGTTACTGGCTTTCTTACTTATCTTTTGTCCTATACTAACCGGCGCTGCTCGTATGGCATCTATTTCAACATCGGTAGCCGTTCCTTCAATTTCCGTTGCCAGTTCTTGACCTACATCCCCCAACGCCTTTAACCGCTTCAATAAGTCGTCTGTGCCTTTCATTTATTCCGCATTGCTATGATAAACCACATTTCTCTATCTTCGTCTGACTGGCTAATTGATGATATAGATAATTCTAAATCCTTATAGCCTATAAACATAGTCTTTAATGGCGTAAAATCCCGCCTGTAACGCACGTATACCTGATAGCCGCCTATAAGTTCAGATTGATTAGCCTGCACCGTCCTATCTTGCCCTAATGGCTTAATATTAGCGTTGGTTGCCAAGTCAACTGTTTTTACCTCTGGCAATGTACCGCCGCTCCCGTCCGTAGGCGTGGTGTAATGGTAAAATTCAATACGGCTGTTTAGTTTACCGGCTTTCATAAATATAAATTACGGCTAAACTTCCACGCCATATTTAAAGCATTTTGAGTTACCTCATTTACAGTTTCACCTACCACAAAATTTTCCCTGTTTTCGTAATTAGTAGCTACCAACATCAATAACGCCAGCTTTAACCCCGCTGGGAAATTACCCCGCCAGTCACCTGCTGTATAAGTTATGTTAACAGAGTTGGTTAGCCTATAATAAGGGTAATATTCATCAGGCCCGGCATTTACTAATTCGTATGCGCCGCCATCTGATATATAAGTTGCCGATATACTGTTAACCGGGCCGTATGGTATATATGTATTTACACATTGCCCACAACATGGCTTCGTAAACTTATATTTAAGGTTTGTTTTAGGAACTAATGATAAGCCTAATTCGCCTTCTAAGAACTCCCTGTTCGCCGAAATAAGCAATTCGATAACGGTATCATCATACGTATAATCTGAATCAATACGCATGAATAATTTAGCTTCGGCTACTGTTATTGGCTCTGTTACAGGCATTACTTAGTTTCTGTTTTGGTCTTATCAACCTTGTTTTCTTTTTTAACTTCTTTGGCAGCACCAACCCGGATTAAGTAGTTAGCCTGATCTTCTGAAACCTCTATTACCTGTTCGGCTACGCCTAAAACATGGTGTTTTGTTAATTTAACTTTCATAGTGTTAAAGTTAATTATAAATATTGATAAGTTGTATTATTTTTTTTGGAGCCATTAAGGATGGATACTAAGTGAGAATATGAACATCCCGTATTTTCTACTTGAAACAACTCCCTTGCTGAATCATATACTTTACCTGATGCGCTGTCAATGACTTTCTTTTTTCTGGCTTCATGAAGTTTCCTCACATTTAATTTTGCCTTTTCACTTTCCTTTAAAGATTTTCTAATATTTTTCAGATGTATTTCTGACTTAACAAGGCCTTTCATAGTTGCACTAATTTTATCTTTTTCGTGTTGCGGCCTACTTTTGCCCAAGTTATATAACCTTAGTTTTTTTCTCATTTCTTCGGTAATAATCTTCCCCCTTTGAGAGTTTCCCATCCTTATTTTTGTTTCAACACTATTTAATTGACTATCACCACCCGAACGTAAGTTTAAACCATGATGTGTATCAAAGCAATCGTGTTCTTTTATAAAATATTCTTCCCAAAAGTTTAAATCCATCTGTTTGCACTCTATCAATATTTCAACCGTATGTTTCTCCCATCCATGCTTTTCAATACTACGCCTTAATCGGATAGAGTGCCGATAACCCCACCCTGCTTTGTAAGAATTCAATCTCTTTTCTACATCTATAGATTGACCAATGTAAATTCTACCTATTGGTGATGTGACCTTATATATACCTATCATATTATTGTAAAGTTATGGAAATCATCCTAACAAAACAATTCTATCTATAAATAATAAAGCCCCCATTTAAGGAGGCTCTAAGATATGAAAACACTAACTAACCAATTAGTTATTATGGAGTAACTACGGCAGCTGTTGAGCCTTTCAAGAAATAGTCAGGGCCAAAAACCGGCAAGGCATAATTACCTTCAATACGGATAGTTACTTTATTCTTAGTAACGTTATCTGCGTCCTGCTCGAAAATTTCTATTCGCATAGCCTCTTGTGTAAGAACCTGTGCGCCGTTCTGCCAGTCACCAACTACATAATCACCGGCATGTACTGCTGTTGACATATAAACCGGTACACCAGATATAAATAACTGACCGTTTACAAAGGTTACATTACGTGGAAGGTCATATTCGCCTGATCCTGTAGCTTTGTTTTCGTAGAATGGCAGTATATCAATCGGACGCATTAAAACACCTGTAGCGTCACGTTCGTAGGTATCTTCTAAAACTGCGATGTCACCGGTTATGCGCTCTACCAAAGGAACTGCTGTTGTATAAGTAGAGGCAACAAAGTTACCTGCTGTTAAAATACCTTTAATGTTAGGGGTTGTCCCATTCCCATAAAGAAACTGTTCATCCTTAACACGTTTGAATTTTTCAGGCAACCTTGCGTTAAGGAATGACATAAAGCCCGGTATGTTACTCATAGCTTTACGAGTAACCCTAATCCAACCGGCAATAGTTTCAATCTGTACTGTGCTTTCAATTAAATCTAAATCTAACTGCGGTTTAGAACCCCCTTCAGCTACCGGTGTGATTGCACCCTCTCCCTGTCCGTTCTCACGCATAAAGGTAAAACTATTACCGGGACCAATATTACCGCCCGGAAGTAAATCCTCTACGTGAACTTTTCGATTAGGGTTTTGAATGATCGCTGGTGCAAATACTTGACCGTAACGATTCCCGCCAGTAACATTTGCAGTTGACATATCGCCAACGGCTTTAAATTCAATCTCTACAGACTTAGTTTCTTTACGTGCGAATTTCTCAAACTTTTCCTGATTTGCTTCAAGGGTTTCAGAAACAACTTGTTCAAATGATTTTTGCTCTTGTGGTTGATTCCCCGCAAACCCAGTACCTACACGTGCAGATAATTTGTCATGCTGCTTCTGCATTTCTTTAATCTCTGCTTCGAATTTCTCTGTGATGGACTTTACTTCGTCTTTAGTAGAGGAAGTTTCCATTTTCGCCAACGCTGCTTTAGCTTCGGACAACGCTTCAGATGCTTTTGTTTCTGCGCCCTCTGCTTTTAGTTTTAACCCTTCAGATGCTTTATCTATAGCGTCTGTAATTTCTTTAATTTCCATTTTTTAGTTGATTTTAAATGCGTTTTTAATGTGATTTAATAAAACCGGCGCATTTTCTGAAAGGGTGTCAACTGACGGCGCTTTCTCAATGAGTGATTTTTGTATACTATCTGAATATTCAATAAGCATTTTAAATGTTTCGTCTGAAAAAGTACCGCTTTTAATAGCCCCTTCTAATGTTTGGAAATATTCCAACACATCTACTTCAGACTTAAGCCCCATAAATGGGGTATTTGGATTGCAGGCAAGGAATTGCAATGAGCTTCCTTCGCCTAATTTTATTTCATGTAAATAAGTAGCATCTGATTTCTTTTGCTGACGTATACGGTTAAAACCTATAGAGTGTTGGTTGATAATACCGCTTGCACACATTTCTAAAAAGTCTTTACCTAATTTATGCGTGCCTATTTTGCTTTCATAATACAACCCTGTGCTATCTTCCTTTAGTTCCGTGAAAACACCCACCGCCTGATCTTTCTTGTGGTCTAAAAGGTGTTTAATCAACTTGCTGCCGTTAGGCCCTCTTTCAGCGATTGTCTTTGTAAAAGCACCCGGCATAATAATGTCACCTGCTTCATCACGGCTTCCAAAATGGGCTAAATACCCGGTGGCTATACCTTTTGATGTGTCAACGTCTTTTAATTCGCTGGTTATGCCTTTTAATTCCATGTCGGTAAATATAATTATTTTTTTACAATTACAAATTTATTATTTTACAAACCTTCGCCTATACCCTGCCGCACTCAAACTAACAAACGTACACCTGCACCTTACCCGTTCTTTAGCTGGTAACTTAGGGTCTCCTGGTACATTTGCATTAAAACCACCTACTGTAAACTCATCTTCAAATGGCACTGCTGTTTCATTAACCGTCATGTGGTCATGCCTAACGTGGCTATCTGCCCGGCTAATCCACATTTTATACCCTTGTGATTCGCCAATTTCAGCAAAGTAAGACTTAGCGCCCTCAATCTTAGCCAAGTTTACCCCGGTAGTTGTTTCTGTACGGGCAATTACTAACGCACGGGCTTTGCCAATGTCGCCTAATGTATATTTTCTTATTAACCTACTTAGTTCAGTATTGGTCGCATAATTGGCGTTACCGTCTGCTATCGCCCGGCGTATTTGATTAATAGTCGTATCATTGAGGTCGGTTGCAAAGTCCCATCCTATATCATTCCCATACTTTTGCATTAATAACCGCCATTGCTCGTTAAAAAACTGCAATATATCCCCTTCATCCTTAATTGGGTTTTCTTGTTTTAGTTGTTGGTATTCTGCTGCTGCTGCAATGGTGTAAGTAGAATAAGCTTTTTTATATGCGGCTATCCATGGCGCTTGAAGTAAGTCATCAGGGTTAAGGGATAATAACACCGGCTGCACTGTTTTAACTAATGCCGCATAAAATATTGGCGCAACCTTTCTTTCTAATCTTGCGTGTAGTTTGGCGAAGTCTTTTGCATATTGCCTAATATTCACCGTCGTAATTCTTTATGGCTGCATCAATGGAGGTCATGTCTGTGAATATATCCTCATAGTCCATATACCCGGACGGAACAATAGCTTTTTCATAGTTCGGGTTATCGTCGGTATCGAAGCCAAATAAGACCCGTATTTCGTTTGATTTTAACACCAGCTTAGGATTGCTCACATAAGATGAAACAATAGCGTAGTCGGGCTGTAATTCGCTGTAGTAGCTTATATCAGACCTTAGCACACGGTTCTTTCCGCCAAACTTAGGTATTAGCCAGTTACTAACCGCTAAATCACGTTTATTCAGAGCAGGTACAACCCGGTTGCGAACCAGCCCTTTATAGGCTTCAGCCGCATTATTATAACTGGATGCTGATTTATCTCCTACTAAAATAGGGTCAACGCCCATCAGAATTGCCTGTCTTGCCCTATCTGCATTATCTCCCTCAATCATTGACATGTCCCGGATAGTATCACCTATCATTTGAGCGTTAACAAAGCCATTGGTGAATACCTTATTCCCGTTATTGTGTGCGCCTTTCATTTGGTCTTGGATATGCTGCTTCATGGCATCCATTTGTTGTGGTGTCAATGAGCCTTTAGACGGGTCGCCGCTTAATACTGTTATCCTGCCCCCATTAGCGAATTGCGCCGCTTGTGCTTCAGCGGATAATCCAGCCTTGGTAATTATCTTATCACCTGCCTGTAATGGACTTAACCCGTCACCGTATGGCATTTCCGTAGTTGGATTCCATTGTGACATGTTAAACATTTGCGATTGGTTTAAATCAAACCTTACTCCCCTTAATGTAAACTGGTATGTTATTGTAGGTTGCCAAATATCGCCGCCATATTGTTTCGTTACTATTGATGCTGGTATTATGTGCAACTCAATAGGCTTACCAGCGTTCCTGCTTTCTTCGCCTGGCTCTAATCCAAATATGTAAGTATCCCCATAGGCATAATACCATCCCCAGAACGATTCCCAAAACTCAATTGAAGATTGATAGGTATTTGGATTATTTAATAAGTCAATTATCGGGTCGCTGCTAACTTCTTCGTATGCCTTTAATGATAATAAACGATGCTTAATTATCCTATGGTCGTCTAATGACTTGATCTGTAATAAGTTTCTTTGTGCCTTTTCGTCTATAACATCATTTAGGATAATAGGTGCCTCTGTAGTCTTATCAAGCAATATCCTTAACGCTGAATATATCGTATCATTGCTGGCATAGCCCCGATTCATGTAGATATTTGACCGGCCTTTCATCCAGTCAATTGCGGCAGTTCCATAGATATTATAACCTACAACATCACTGGCTTTATATGATACGGCTACCGCTTTTTCAAAAAGCACAGCGAGACTACCTTTAATATTCATGTTCAAATATAAATTATCCTAACCATAAATCAAATTGTTTGCGATAAACGAACCACATCCGCATCATTATCATATCTGATAAATCCGGCGATCGTCCTAATAGCTCCTTTACCTTGTCCTTTGGCATAACCTGTTTTTTTGCATCCTTGTCCATGTTGTGTTGCTTAACCTGCTCCAATTCCTGAACAATTTTGGATTTAATATCGGCGTTCTGCTCGCTAACAAATATAAGATTCTTATTTACATATTCTGCTAACTTAAAATAACATTGACTTTTAAGATTGTTGTAGTTTTCTTTTTCTCCTTCAACCTCCAATGGTGACGAATTATTTACAAACCCTTCACATCCTAATATATCCTTAACACCACCACCTACTCCATCTTCATCGACAATTATATTAGATAGTGGAACATTAAATTGAACGCTTAGCTTACTTATTTCTGCTGCCGCCTCTGTGATTAAGTTCTTAGCTATAACCACGATATGAAGCAACCTGAAACCACTCCAAACGCCTATAACAGTTTCGTCACGCCCTAAACGGGCAATATCAGCGGTGATATAATTTTCACCTATTAAAACGAATGAATTGCTAAATATATCCGTTATCTTATCAAAGGTCATTAACTCTGCGGGATCATCAGAATATTCCCAGTTACCATATAATAAACGTTCTTTGCTATTATTATCCAGCGTTAAAAGGTTTTCTCTGTAATGCTTTGATATATGCGGATTATCGGTTAATAAAGATTGTATGAAAGCTTTATTTGCTGGTAACGTACCATTCTTAAATTGCTTATAGAAATCAATATATACCCAGTTTTTAGCAGGGTTACATGTACCTAATATCTTTGGTATTAATCCGTTTTCATCAAGCTTATACCTTATACGAGATTTAAGAACCCCCCATGCCTTGCTGACTATTTGATTTGTTTCGTCTACAAAAGCATCCGTAATTTCCAATGAACCTAATTCATCAAAGTTTGGATCTGCTGGATAGGCAAATAAGTCCTTTAGAAGTATTTCTGAACCGTTATAAAATTTTATGATGGATTTATTATCGTTGTAGGTATAGTGCGAGTTGTTCTTTATGCCCTGCATGGCACACACTTGAAAGAAGCTATTAAGTGTTGTTTCTTTAAGTGTTTTCAGTGATGCCCTGCCTATTACCCCTCTTGTACCAGGGTATTTCAAACGTCTTTTTAGCTGCCAGTAACAACCAAACGCAGACTTACCGCCTCCAGCGCCTCCACCAAATAATAACTCACTGGTTTTATTATCACCGTCTAATAAATCAAGAGCCTGCGTCTGTTTTATCGTTAGGTGCATATGTTTTTGTTTCGTTCCAATTGATACCTAATGACCCGCTTTGCTCAACTTCCTGCTTTGGCGCTCCATAAGCACTATCCATAACAGCCTTGTAAGAGTTATAATCACCTTTTGCAATAGCCTGTCCAAGTATAACTAAAGTGGCTATTTCTTCCGTTGTCATGCGTTGTTCAATATCTGGGAAGTTCTCTTTTAGCTTGGTGAACATTTCATCTGGGAGTATTGCACTCATTTCCAGTATCTTGCGTGCTATAGTGGAACGGTTTTTAACGCCTGGGGGGCGTCCATTTGATTCCGGTTGCCTTTCAGATGTAAACTTCGTGTTAGCTGATAAATTATGTCCGGGTTGAAATGGCATATATCGTTAATATATCGTTTTAGGGACTAAGTTACAAAATAATCTTATTGCAAAGGAAAAAATAATTTAATTACTGCTCTGATGATAATACAACAGACCCCGACCATGAACAAATGTTAACGGCATCAACTATGATATATCCATCAGGTGTACTTTCAACAACCTCTTTTGTTTTATCTTTAATATTATTTAGCTGATTTATTAATTCTTGTACATTCATAATTCAATTGTTAATTCTGTGCCGGTGAGTAAATAATATAGATTTTGCAATGTGTGAACATTCTTTACATGCGGCATGTTAGTACCGGGTAATTTTCTATCCAATAGTTTAAAACTATCTTTTTTCCAACAAAGAAAACCACCAACTGTATCGAATACTTCAAACCCTGCTTTCTGCAATATTTCAGGGGTTAACTCAACAGGAGCAGCCCACCATCCTCTACAAAATTGATCAGCATCACCGTCTGATTCTTCATATTCAAATTGGTTATTAAGAAAATCTATATCTACCTTATGGTATGATTCCGATTCTTCATGAAACCATATATAATAGTTGCTAATCCTTAATTCATGTGCAAACTTTACTTTTTTGTAGGTTTGCTCTGTTTGTGTTTCTGCTTTCATGGCTTCCTAAATATAAATAATAATCCGATAATAAAATACATTCCGCCTGCCCATCCGTATTGTAGGGATTGCTGGATGTGGTTGTTTAGTTTTTTCATAGGTCGAATTGGTATTTAAATTCATCGAATGATGTTATTTCTGTATGCTTCCCTTCAAAAAACTCTTTTACAGCGAACTCCCATTTTTTATTATAAATAAAAGCTACCTCTGCATGGGTGTCTAAAGAAGTTTTAAACGATCCATCTTCTTTGATAAACTCAATTTTTAAGTAAATTTCTTTTATTTCTGCTTTCATATCTATTTATCGTTAATGGGGGTTAAAAAATAGGCGGTTCTGGTAAATTCATCCAGTGAGTAGGAGGCAATACGCCAAGTTGTTTTCCATCATGCCAGTTACCGTGTTCTATACCAGCAAACAACCCAATTGGTTCATACGTATAAATTGATCTGCCATATATTGGCGAGTATCCTAAGACTGGTTTATTAAATGGTGGTCGGGTATTACTGGTTTTTATCCATTCTTCTTTTTTCATTTTATTACGGGTTTAAAGTGTAAATTCATAATCGCTCCCAAATTTAAAGCCGAGCGATTTAGCTACGGTTACTAAATATTGATAGTCTTTTAGTTTAACATCATCGTCCATAGTAGCCTCGTTCAACAGTTGATTAACCAATTCCATAGAACTTTTGCTGTTGATAATTTGCGAATAATAGAATTTTGTTGTCATGGGGTTACGGGTTTAAGTTAATAAAAAGTCTGCTATGTCTAATCCTTTATGCTCCGGCTTTGCTGACCGTTCAATCATATCGGAGCAATTAAAGTTAAAAAACCTTGCTTGTTCTAACCATTCCTGATAACATCCAACATCTGGGAATAGTGTTACACTTCTATTTGCCAGTACAGCGCATTTAGTTACGTTTAAGCCATTCTTTGAACCACAGGCAAGCCAAGTATATTTAGGCATTAAAATACTGCATATAACGGCTGTTTTTTCACTTTCTACAATTGCTATTGGTTTAAGCGGTTCAATCAAATGTTCCCCGAAAAAGCATTGCACTAAATTAAAATCAGGATATACCGGTTTGTATTCTTTAGTAGCTGAATGATGCCATGTTGTACGCTGGTCTTTATCTCTATGCCCATCAATTTTATATTTAATATACTTGCCTGATCGGATAAATCCGTTAATATCAATCTGCCAAAATATGATCCAGTCTAAATTATGGCCTATCTCATACATAGAAAAAGCATTTTCTATTTGCTCTTTTGTGAATTTAGTGATCAGGAATTTATATAAGGTATTTAATTTTATATCGGCTTTACTTTTTATCAATTCATCAGGATGTATTAATGAAGGCTGTTTAACGGGCTCTGCTTCTTTAATTTTAGGAATAAATACAAAGTCGTTATTTTCCATATCTATATTAAACCTTTTACCTAAATACTTTAAAGCGTCACCAAATTGCCATTGCTGGCATTCCTGAAGAAAGTTGATTATATCACCACCTTTACCAGTTGAAAAACATTTATAAATACCCTTCGATGGCTTAACATAAAAAGATGGGCTGCGCTCATTTGCAAAAGGACTTAACCCTACCCATTGACTACCACGTTTTTTAAGTTTAACAAAATCACTTACTACGTCAACTATATTATCAGTTGCGGTTTCTTTTATCAATTCTATTGTGCTTTGTGGTATCATGGTATGTTAGTCTGGTATAGTTCAATGTTTGGTTCAATAGTCTGGTTCAGTACAACCCCCTTATATAAAGGGGGTAGGGTGTACTAAACCAAACCTTTAGTATAGTATAGTTAGTCTGGTATGCCCGTACCATACCAAACATTTAGAACGGTGGATCTGGTTGATTAATGATATTTTCATCTGATTTATTCTTTATTTTTATCTCATAAAATGTTTTATTACTCTCTTTTTGTAGTTTATTTAAATATCCGTTCTGTGAGTAGAAAGCGACAAATGATTTTGTTCTGGTGATTCCCATTTCTAAACCATAGAATTCAAACGCCGCCGAAACTGCGGTACATAGTTCAGAATAGGCTAATTTTTCGTCTGAACCAAACGCCTGTTTGAGATACATGTAATGATCTTTCTCAGATATATCTATTGGAAGTGCTTTCCTTGAATTACTCTCACCACTGGATGTTTTAGGTTGATAGTCGACTAATTGAGGCAAGCCGTTGGCGTCACGTTGAAAAGCAAAAATTGAAAATGGTTCACCCCTTGTAAATTCGGGCTCACAAATAGTAATTCCTTTTTCGCTGCTTACTTTTATTACTGTTTCAGACTTGTTTATCATTTCCGTACCTAAATGCCCCCTTGCGTGATCTGATCCTTTATTTTCATGTAGAATAGATAGTATATGGCAGTCGTTAACATCTGCATAGCGCATAAGCATATTTACTGTATTGGTGGCTTCCTCCGGTGAGTTAATGTCAAATACTAAATCCCTTATACCGTCTATTATTATAAAATCAGGCTTATGCCTTTCTATTAATACTTCAATTATTTTAGATCGGTGATTTGGCCCATGTATTTTTAAATCGTAAAATTTAAGATGACTACTCTCTGTAATTCCTGCAATATGTAAAACCCAGTGCTGTGTTCTTGATGCATAATATGTTCCTTGCTCCGTGTCAATCCATAGTACATTAACACCTTTTTGAATTATATTAGAAGTTACCCACGCTGTACATGTCGTTTTACCGGCCTTAGCCTTCCCCTTTAGTGTACTAATTGATTTTTTAGTAAATACTGGTATTCCATCCAAGCCAAATATAAGTTCAGGTTTTGGTATCTCTATGCCCTGCGGAATAAAAGCCTCGTCTGCTAAATCCTGATATGATTTTATTACTGGGGCGCTTTCATTTACCTTATCAACCAGATCTTTTGCGTGCTGAGATAATGGTATTACGTTATTTTCTGGTTGCATGTATACAAATGTTAAAAGTTAATAGGTAGTTAATTAAGCTGACTTTAATAGAAGATGATTTAATTCAACCTTATACTTATCAGGTATATCATTAACCTCCTTAACCCATTGGTTTACTTGTGACCTTTTAATACCTAATTTATTAGCAACCCAAGTTTGCTTTATGCCACGGTCTTTAAGTATCTGTGCTAATTCCGTTCTTTCCATACTGCTAATATACTAATTTTATTTACAATTGTCGATATTTCTTTTTTATTTTATCCCTCTCCCCTCAAAAAAATCATCAGCTATAAGGGCGTTCTTCTCGGCATCGCCAACCGGCAATAAATAATCCTGCAAGGGGTATGTTAAGTTGTTTTTAAACCCTTCATATAGCATTAATCCAATTTCTATATGGTTACAAAACCACACAGCCCTACCCATTGACCGTAAAAGTAAATGGCAGCGGTATTGATTAGCGTATTGAGGCTTTACAGTTATTCCATCTTTAAGCAGCCACTTTTCACCGGGCTTTTTAAACTCGATATAAAAACCTGTATAAGCTTCGTTCGTTATTAACCCTTCAAAATCAGGTAACTTATCAATGCCGTGATTCATATCATTAAATAAGTTTTGCATGAATGGTGTACGCTTTCCCTCACGCTCATGCCGCAAGAAGCTATCATCGGGGTACAGCTTTTTTATTTTTTTACAAAATGCTCTTTGCAGGTCGGCTTCTTCGTGTTTCATATATAGTTGACTATGGCGGTGGCTAAGGATTGTTCATTTCGATTTATCATATAATTGAATAAAAATCATTTTCTGGATCGTTTGGATTATTCCAAGCGTGCGGAGATTCTTTGCATATCCCAGTAATCGGCTGGTATCCCCATTCATTATCTTCATATTGGATTTGTAATTTCTTATCTTCAATCTTTTGAAGTTCATCAATTAATTCTTGTACTGTCATATTCCATAAACTTTAATTATTTCTTCCTTTAATTCATCACTGGCAAACATATCGTTTAACCAGTGTATATTTCTTTCCTTAATATATGCCACCTCAAACCAATGCTTCACATACGGCTTAGGTGCTTTCTTTTTAGGCTGTGCTGCTTTATATTCCTGCCAAGCCTGTTCTGTCATTGATGGTGGACGGCCTTTATACATATCTAACAGCGTTCAAATCTACCATGCCACTTCTTACTACCACCACGCCCACAAAGTACGTTTTTTATAGCATCATAGGAAACCATAGTTGCTTTACTGGCTAAACGTGCACTATCATAATATATTCCAGTTTGCAAGTCTAAAACCATTACTTCATTTCTTTTCATACTGGAATAATCATCTTTATTAAAAACTCTCGGCCTCCCCCTTAAACCCAATCCCTTAGTAATATGGCTTATATTTCGGTATGATGTTCCTAATTCTTCTGCCATTTCATAAATAGTCATCTTTGCGCAATTATCTAAAACAAATCTTGCATGTTTATGCATCCAATAGGTACGCTTCATTTTGCGTTTTAATATTCTTTCCTTTCGTGGATGCAGCTCACTATTTAGTTTAGCCCAACAACTAAAACGCCCTCCGTATTCATTAATTAATCGGTTGAATGTTATTAGTAATAGTTTTCCTTCATTTGTCCACGGTAGTTTTCCTGCTGTTTGGTCGGTCATAATACCACTTCCCACGATTTCCAACTTATATTTTTATCCAGCATTTCCTCGCTCGTTATAATGTTATGCTTAGCCCGATTAACGTACTCCATGTGTATTTTCTTACTCTCTATTGCCTGAATGCGGACAATGCAATCAGTAGATTTTTAATTAAATCTACTGATTGCATTGTATTTACCATCTGGCGGAGGTATTTTAACAGCTGGTAGTTTTAATCGAATCTCCGGGTTAAAAACTTTATTTTTTGTAGATGGGATGCAAGTTTGAATAAAGAACCCGTTATTTATAAAATGCTGAACCATTAAGTTCTCTTTAGCCCTATCCGTTTCTTCGAGAGGTATAGAAATATGTTTTTCATTTATGTCCACCCGCCACTCAATTTGTTTGGCTGGGTTTTCCCAGTATGAAACCGGCTTATCACCAACTAATTTTGTATTTTTTGTAGCCATGATCTTCGATTAATTCAACGGTTAATAATTCGTTTTTTAGTTGTGTAATTGTTTTATCCTGTATGGATATACGATAATATTCATTACCTCCATTTTGTGCAATATTCATTAATTGCTTTCTAATGGAACGGTATTCTATGGTATCTGTTCTTTCCAGTAATATATTTTTAAGTGTCTTTTTCATATCTATTTTTTTAACCCCGCTCTAATTAAAGAGCAGGGGAGGTGTGGTTAAAAAGGCAATCCGCTATCGTCCTGATCCGGCAACTGTACATAATCGGCTTTCTTTTGCTGGTTGAAAAGGTACTCTTTGCCCGAACCTACATAAACTTTTGCTTCTTTTGCTTCACGCTGTTCTTTAGATTGATTAACTGCAACGCTATGTGTGTTATCGAATTTATCTTTTTCTTTGCGCTCATCTACAACGAATTTTGCGTAAACTTTGCCGTTCTTTTCAGATTTAATACGGGCTTCTGCTGGTATGTCACTAAGACAAATGTCAATTACTATCATTTTAATTTGTTTAATATTTCGATTTTTAATTCAATTGCTTTTTTCAATTTAGACTCTAATTTAGCCAAATCTTCTTTTACGGTTTCCCGTAATAATCTTTTTTTAATTAATTGCATGTTGGATTTATATGCAGGATGCCAGCTTAAAAAATCAATCCATTTACGGCCAGTTATTAAAACATACATCAGGCATTGCCAGTAATATTCAGGCTTCTTTGACAAATCTTTTAAGTAGTGTTCTAAATGGCTGGTAATCGTGTATGGACATTTAAATTCAACTATGCCATCATCGCCAACTAATCCATCAGGACTTCCACCGGCATGTTCTCCATAGGCAATATGGCCTGTGTCAGTAACAATAGCTTCAAAAACAGTTTCATACACCCTCTTTGCTATTGGTTCATTGTCTATTCCCCATTCAGTGTATTTAGATGTAAACTCCTCCTTTGCCCTTATGCCTGTTAATGATTCAGCGACACACTCATAAATGTACGTCATTGCGCCTTCTGATAAGTTGCCTGCATCTTTATCAGCCTTTAATTTAGGCTCTGTCATTAATCGGTATATTTGACTGGCGGAGAATTTGCCTAACCTATCATCGTGCCAAGATTCAGTCCTTTGCTGATCGTTGGCTGTTCCGCTAATCGTTTGCATGGGCTGCTTTAATTGCTTCAATATCTACACTTGCTGAATATTTAGGCTCAAAGTCAATACCGTCTGAACCGCCACCAAACAGCTTACCTAATTTTTGAGCAGCATTCTTAAATGCGAAACTTTCAGCAGCAGGAGCGTTCTTTTGTATGGCGGTTGCATTTACCTGTGTAAAGTCCGTAGGATTAGCCCCAGCCTTTAATTGAATAGGTACTGCCCCAACTCCGTCTAAGTTCCTTGTGCGGCCTGTAATAGGGTTTATAACCGATAATGTACCATATACCACAATGCTATTTGCTATTACCTTTACATCCTTAATACACCAGTCAAAATCCTGAAAGATAGTGATTAAGTTATTTTTAACGCGGTCAATAGGAATATACTCATTGCCTTGATACACCTTAATCCACTCTTTAGGTGCAGGTGTATTTAATAAGGTGTTTAGGTTATCCATTTTTACAGATACGCCTAAATCTTTAGCAAGGGATTGGATTTGCACTTTTGGCTGTTTACTTAAGCCTGTGTTTTTCGTTTCCATAATTATATCACCCTCTTTATAGCCATACCAAAAGTTCTAACGTGCATTGTCCTTAAATCATCATCGAACTGCGGCGGATTAAGCACTTGTTCTGTGTAAGTCCTGCCTATTGTTTTTTCAATAATTGGTTTTGGCGTATGACGTGTGTTGTTTCTTTTAAACTGGTTTGTTTTCATATTCTTGTTTTTTAATAAGACGAAGTACGGGAATAGTTTTGAGATGTGCAAATTTATTTTAATATTTCTTTATTTTTAATTTAATATCAATTTGCTATTGACAATATGAAATTAATGGTTAACTTTGAATTATGAAAACATACGGAATACTAATAGACCTATTTGACCATAGTGGTCACGCTAATGAAGAATACCTGCGTAATAACTGGCATATTTTCCAGGTAGATATTAAAAATGGAATTGACATTTTAGAATGGGACTATAAAGAGGCTGTATTTGATTGGATGTCAACATGCCGGTATAATGAGCCTAATTGTGAATTTGTATTTGGTATATTAGCGGCTATACCCTGTACTCACTATGCTTTGAGTGGCGCTGCTCATTTTGCTGAAAAAGATGAGGACGGCAGAACTGAAGAAATGAATAAACTTTGCGATAAAACAAAAGAGATAATTGATTGGGTTGATAGCAGGTTTAATTTACTGTTTTGGAAGGTAGAAAACCCTATGAGCAGAATACACAAACTTAACACATGGTTAGGTAAGGTTCAGTTTAAATTTAACCCATGTGATTTTGCAGGCTATCAGATAGATAAAGAATCTATGCACTATAGATGGTTAATTATGTCAATTGGTGAAAGTAAAATGAGTCGTTGTTCTAAGGTTTTTTTACAACAAGTAATTGAAAATAATCTATACAATAAACAAACTTGGTTATGGGGAAAATTTAATAATCCTAATAGGAAATATATACCGCCGGTTTGGAAAGACAGCCCTATGCATGTGCTATATGGTGGCAAGTCAGAACGCACAAAAGAGTTAAGAAGTGTAGATCCTAAAGGATTTTGCAAGGCGTTTTACGAAGCAAATAACATAGAATAGTTATGTTTCATATCAATATAGCCAACCCATCACACATAAAAATTAATTTTAAACGATATAAAACATAAGAAATATGATACCAAAGTGCGAAGATAAAGGCGAACACTGCCTAAATAAATATGGTGAACCCTGCAAGGTTTGCATAACCGAACCCAAGCCAACATTATCATCTGCGTTACTTCGGGTATTTGCATTAGGTTGTCGTGTAAACATTACAAAAGAAGGACAATTTGCGTACATTGAAGTTATACACGATTATGAAAGGGCAATAAGGGCGCAGTGCTTACCATTAGATAATCATTTAGATAATGCCCTGCCAGGCGCAATAGACTTTTGCGTTAAGCAATTATTAATAGATATAGACCAACAAAAATTAACATGAGCGATAAAATAAAATTAAAATCATTCCCAGTATACTTACCAGAGGCTAAGTATTTAGAGTTTCAGAAGCTATGCAAAACAGATCGTCAGCCTATGACCAAAATAGCCGAAGCCGAAATAGATAAATATATTAAGCGCAATAGTAAATAGCCCTTTATAATGAGCGGAAAGAGAGGAAAATATTATGAAAATAAGATACAAGCAAATGATTGGCATCAGTAAGGCTGGATACTATCACGTTCCATTACTAAATTTTAGTTTTGGTAAAAATGGCTTTGCAATATGTGTGATGGGCCAAAATTTAACGGTTAGCTGGTAACCCCTGCTTTAATAGAGAATTAGACGTAAAAAAGATATGAAAACACTTAAACTACCCCGTAAATTAAAAAAAGCTTTTAAAAGCGCTATTAGAAAATAAATTTCCATTAGGTGATTGGCCTACAAAAGAATTGGGCATTTGTGGTATATCAACACTGGAAAGGTTCACCAAAAGAAAATCGGTGATAAAGGTTGGCGGCATCGCATTAACAAGTTATTATATGGGTAGGCCATAATTGCCTCGGTTGGGCTAAAAACAATTTATAAAACAAAAGGCAATGGAAACAGCAACAATAGCAACTGTAGAATTTAAAATCAATATTCAATTAACAGAAGTTGAAGCGAGGGCATTAGATGCAATAGTAGGTTATGGGATTAAGCCATTTCTTGAAGTTTTTTACCCAAAAATGGGCGAAGCTTATCTAAAGAAACATGAAGCAGGTGCCAAGACCTTGTTTGAACATGTTCGGACTGAATTGGGGCAACAGCTCAATAATATTGATAAGGCTAAACAGGCCATTAATAACTTAAATGTAATTACACCCATACAACCATGAGCATTAAAATACACTGCCACGAGGTAGGCATAGGAACAAAAAAAATAGTTTATTTCTTAGACGGAACATTTATAGAAGTACCCGATGGAATAACCTGGGAATATGAGCAAGATGAAAATTGGTCACATACAATTTAAAAACATGAAAATAATAATGATTTCAGAAGGCAGGGGGTATATTCCAAACACTTCTTTAGACTGGGATAGTCCATTAATTAGGGGCGCCTTTTACAACGATGGCTTTACGCCTTTGCCGAAAGGGTTTAGCGGGGAGGTGGAGGAGGTTTGGCAGTTAAGGAGCACTACGTGGCATTCATGGGTAGCAGCAGATAAAAGCGATTATGTCAAGTTCTCAACATTTGCAGAGTTTAATAAATACTATAAAATGCAAGGGTACTGCCTTACCCGCCAAATATACCTATCACCCCTCCCCGCACCTGAAAGCAAAGAGGTAGCCCCTGTTGATTATCGGATGTATGAGTATTATGAGCAACCAACTGGCAAATGGTGGCCTTGTAATATGGATATATCAGCTTTTAAAATGCAGGGTATAGAAATACGCAGTAAGCCTGGCAGTCCACTTGAAGCAGGTGAAAAGCTACTAAATGAGCAAAAAACTAATCCCGCACCACAAAAGTTGAAAGAACCCGCTATTGACGAGGGGGTAAACCTGAATGACATGTCAAAAGCATACGCCACTATAAATTCAGACACGCATTTTGAGAATCAGTTTCATTGGCAAGAAAGAGCAATATTGGGAAAAGGGTTTAAGGATGGTTATACCGCCGCCCTATCTTCTAAAACAAAGCAGGTGGAATGGATGGGTATTGAGAGGGTATTTAAAGAAAGGATTAAATCACACAACGTAAGCACAATTAGAAACCCTACAGCACAACAAGTAAACTTAAACATGTTGCTAAAACAGGAATGTAATTTTCTTCTGAATCAAATACGCAACCTAATTAAATCAACATAATGAAAAGTAACGAATTGCGTGTAAATAACTGGGTAACTTACGGTGATGGATATTTGCAGGTTGATATAAATTCAATCAGACAGTATATCAGATTTGAACCTATCCCTCTCACTACCGAAATTTTAGAGAAAGTAATTTTGGACGGTGAATATTATTTAGATAAGGGTAATTTGTATAAAATGGTAGGCGTTTGCAACGCTGTTTGGCTCTGTTCCGTTGAGTATTTACATCATTTGCAAAATATCATACACGCCCTGACTGGAACTGAATTAAACATCAACCTATGAACATAACAAACGATTTTAACCCCATCACACCGCCAAAGTTTTACACAGAGCAGGAAGTATTAGAGATGTTGGAGAAACTTAAATATGACGCTATTTACTGCAATGGGGACGGTATAAGATTTATTAACGTAGAAGATTATTTAAAGAAATGAAAAAGGAAGAAAATATATTGATAGCTGAATTTATGGAAATACCAAAGTGCGACAGATGCGATAATTGCGGAAGCTATAAATTTGGGACAGGTATTTATGCGCAACCTGAAAAAATGAGTTACCACACCTCATGGGAATGGTTAATGCCGGTTATTGAGAAAATAGAAAGTTCACTTATTGATGGACTTATAGGCGTTTCCGTTGCTATAGAAGGAACACATTGTGTAGTTAGGGGGTATGAGAAAAATAGACAGCCAATAGTTATTCATCAAAGCGAATATGGAAAGCGATATGCTAATAAAATAGAATCAGTATACGAGGCTGTTATTGAGTTTATTAAATATTTTAATAATCCAAAAACATATTGGTCAACTAAATTTTATAGTCAATTAAACCTAGATACCACTACCCCATGAAATTCTACCAAAAATTCCTATTCACCCTCCTAATCACCACAGCCCTATTTATCATAGGTTATAGAATGAGTAACAAATTAAAAAAGAAAAGAAATGAAAAAAGTATACGCATGTATTGAGACAAACAACCCAAGTAATTGCATAGTATTTGAAAATGCTGACGATGCAATCATATTTATAGCAGAGCAGGAAACACTATTTAATATAGTACGATGCGATTATAAAGTGGCAGTTAGCAAAAAGACTTCAACTCTTGATTTCTTGCTAATATCTACACTTTTATTATCTACAATTAATTTTTTATTGGCATTAATAAAACATATA